ACCTGCCAAGAAGGCAGTTGCCGCTGATGTACCTGATGCTGTTACGGCAAAGGCGAAGAAGCGTGGTCGTCCGTCCAAGAGTTCCGAAGCTGGAAGTGCTAAGTCTTCCGTTGCGCCTAAAAAGCGTGGCCGTCCTCGTAAGCAGCCTGTCTAAGGAGGAAACATGAAGAAGGAATTCAGTGGCTACCTCAGTGCATTCGTGCCTGCGACAAAGGACAATGTTCCTTTTGTCAAGTTCTCCATCAAGACCAGTGAGAGTGGTGCTGGAAAGCATCTTCTCGACGGTACTCAGGACCTTGACAATGCGTTTTCAAGTGTGAAAGATTTCGTAACGAATAAGGGTTATGGAAACACGAAGTGCGACCTTGATGACCCTCTTCGTGTTAACGTTAGCTTTGCATCGTTCTCCTACGATGCATTCCTTGTTTCCATCTCTGTAAAGAAGAAGGTTGACAAGGAACTTGGTGACGTAGCAGAATACACCTTCAATTTCGAAAAGGACCCGAGCAACGATGATACTCAGTTCTGGTCTTCCCACCTCAAAGTCAAGGAAACTGACGAAGGCGGTGATGAACCGGAAGATGAAGACGGAGTCTCTCCCGTCGATGCTGAAATCATGGCTCAGACCGACCGCATGCTTGGTCTTGACGAGGCTCCGAAGAAAAAGAAGAAAAAGAGTGGTTTCATCATGTACGCCGTCACGGTTGAAACACCAAACGACGACGAAGGCACCGAAGATGTTCCATCTGATGATGCCGAATGATAATGGCGTAGTGGATTAGGGGAGTGAGGAAAGGCTGTCCTTCGGGACAGCCTTTTCTACATATGTGCGCCTCGGTCAAACAGGCCGCAAACATTTTCCTCGGTTAAAACAATCCAGTTTACACCTTGGTTGATACACCAGTTTCGTGCGGCAGCCCATTTTGCCTGATTTACCATCACTTCCTCACATTGCTGGTAGTAACGGGCCATTTTCTTTTGGTGCGCACGTACCTTCTTTGCATTTGCGCTTTCCTGCAATGCCTTCGGTGGTTTCGGCATGATGGAGAATTTCTCTGGCTTGATTTCAATGAGGAACTTGTTTATCTTGCCTTCATTGTCCGCCTTGCATTCGCAATAGATGTCTGGGAAATACTTGCTCATCTTATGGAGCTTTGGCGACATGTAATAGATTTCAAAATCAGGTTCGTAACCCCACTTCAGTACATAGTTGTTATTGTCCATCGCTTGAAAAATGCGTTCTTCCCAAGACGACTTGCATATCGGTGCTGGCAGATTTTCCATGTACTTTTCTGGATGCACCAGTTTGTAACGAGCGTGTTTCGTCTTTGTTCCGTAAATCATGTTACCACCTATCCGTCGAGAATTTTATTGATAGCATCTTCGTCGTAGTCATCAACAAGTTCGTATGTCACCTCGATGTCTGCAGGATATACCTCGATTGCCTCCCTTGCCGACTGGTTTGAAGGGAATGGCGTAAACGGTTTGCTCATGTTGACAGGGTAGACCTTCTTGCTGCAATTATCAAGTATCTTGGTAAGTTCGTCAACCGTGTCCTCGTTGATTTCGTAATCGGCAAGCATCCTGAGAAGCTGATAGTATTTCTCGGTGAAGTACGGACTAACCGTCTTGTCAACAAGATTGTGGGAGATGGATATGCACTTCTTCTGTTCGGACTGCGTTATCGGTTTCTCGCCTACGTTTACTTCGTTTTCTCTGTCAGGAGCCGTCCTGAACATGATGACTTCATCGACCGTGCTTGTCGGGGTGTTGGCGGCGCTAGTCCTCTTGTGGTTCTTGCACACGCTTTTTATGGCAGATGCCTCAAGCTGCGACAGAAGAGAATCGAACTGGGTCTTCGGGTTGTCACTGTAAATCTTACGGAACTCGTAATCGGAGAATGAGTTGTAACCAAGTTTTGCCGCAATGCAGAGGTCGTACAGGTCTGCTTCAAAGGCGCCCTGCCAGAATACATCGTTAAGGCGGAGCGTTTCGTTTATCTCCTTAATCTTGGCTTCGATGTCCTTCATAAGACCTGGGCACAGGTGGCTGAAACATACGGTCCAGCTCTTGAAGGTGTTAATCATGTCGATTACCGACATGCCGTAGAACTCGCGGTTGTTCTTGTATTCCAACGTGTAGATGAAGAAGCACTCGAAGTTGCCAACCATCTTGATGAAACCGCTGACATCGAATTTCTGGCTCAACAGGTCGGCATAAGCCTTGATTAGTGCCCTGAGAGGCTTCATGAGCATTTCAAAGGTCATCTCGATTGCGGCCTTGATGCTCTGATACAACTTCATGAGGAAGTCATATAGGAGGTCGTTCAGCGAACCTGCGATTCCACCGCCGATATCAACACCAACCCCTAAAGTGAACGTGTTTTGAAGACATTCTATCACCATCTCGGGATTTCTGGAAATGTCGTTTCCGTCCGCATCCTTGTTGCAGCCCGTGACGCATGCGATTGCTCGGCAGAAGCATGGACAGTCAATCATGATTTGGAGAAGTTCATCCCAATCGAAGTCAAGGGACACACTGGCACCGACACCCACATCGAGATTTGCTGACATCTTTATATCGGACAACAAGTCGGTAATGCACTTGAATACTGCGTCATTGAACCTCAATAGGGCGGCTTCCAGTTGTAGACGGGCTGCATCAATCTTTGCGAACAGGACGAAAGCAGCCTTGGTCGCGATGTCGATTGTTGCCTGAATCCAAGCAACCCACGTACTTATCGTTTGGCAGAGGCTCTTGCTTAGAGTGAGTGCACCTTCAATGTTGACGGGGAAGTTGAAACTGTTGTACTGCTTGAAACCCCAATTCAGGTTGGACATCATGCCCACTGCGGCATAGGCGTTTATGCCCATTGTTTCCCTGCACCAGTCGAATACGACTTTTGTACAGTTTGTTGCTTCCAGTTTGCTACTGACGTTATTTATGGAGTTAGCCGCTTTCTCGACAGCTTCTGTAAAGCTGCTCACGATGCTGGTATCCGACTGGGTAGCCGAAGTTTCCTGCCTTGGAGAAATAACGTCTGTAATGCACTTTGCCATTTGATTCTATGCCGAATGTTTCGATAATAGTTTATATACGCTCGAAAATATGGTCTGTATTATAAACTATCATTGAATCTGAAGGTGCATTATGGCCACTACGCAGCAAAATCAAACTACCCAAACGCCTAATCAGTCTGCCAACACGACTCCGTCAAATGACGGGGTTCAGTCGATTGCAGACGCTCTTGCCGCATTGCCTAAAGAGAACGAGCGGACGATGAAGGAGTTCCTTGACCAGCAGGTGGCCAACGCTAAAAATGCCAACGACGAGCTGGTTGAACAGTTCGGAAGCGCTATCGACAATAGCGAGTTTGCTGCATCCTTGAATGAAGTAAAGGACGCTTTCCGCAAAGATGCAGAACAACGAGAAAAAGAAGAGAACACGGCTAAACAGCATGAGTTCCTGTCGAATATACAGAATGACCTCGACCGCATTCTGGAAACCCAAGGGGATGCACTTCGGGCTGATGTGACCCGTGATGATGCGGTTAACGATGTTGCTCTAAACGAAGATGAACGCAAAGATGATGAAAAGGTAGACGAAGATACTGACATCGTAAAGGAAGATGTCAAGCCTGTCGAAGTAAAGGTTGATGTAGAGTTGCCTCAGCATGATGCATCGGATGTTGCCGATAATGACGACACAACGGTGCCAAGCAACGAGGAAAACTTGCTCGGCGACATTGCCTCTGCACAGGCCGAGCAGAACGCATTGCTGACCGATATCGGTGAGAAACTGTCTGACATTGATGTCAACGAGCCTGCAACGGATGAACCTAAGCAAGATGTTCCTACCAACGAGGAAACTCTGTTGGGAGACATCGCTTCGGCCCAGACGGAACAGAACGCATTGCTGACCGATATTGGCGAGAAACTCTCCGAGGCAGATGCCAATGAAGCTGTAACTGGCGAGTCAACGGAACCGAGCGCAGAGGAAAACTTGCTCGGCGACATTGCCTCTGCCCAGTCAGAACAGAATGCATTACTGACCGATATTGGCGAAAAGTTGGCCGATTCAGATAGCGCGAGTGTTTCCGAAGGTTTGGGAAAACTCAATGACAGTTTGGATGACATATTGGAACAGTTTGGCGACTCCGTTGCAAATACGGATGTCAATGAACCCGTCCCAGTCAATGTTCAGGTGGAAGTTCCTGAGGAAAAGCCTGACACGCCGCAAGCCGTTGAACTTGCCGAGAGTAGTTTAAATAGCCTTAAAGAGCTGGCTGACGAGGTCAAGCAGAACGAGAACGACCTGATTGAAAAGTTGAATGACGACGGCAGAGTATCGACCGAGGAAAACTCCGCGCTTGATAAAAATTCCATCACAGAATTGGCAAACGACATATCGGGTGCGGCTGATGCCATGAACACGCAGGACAACCGTCCGCTGCCAGTAAGGGTAGACGAAACGGTTTCTGCTACGGAAAGGGAACCATACTACCGTACTGCTGATAAGAGCAGTAATTATGACGAGGACGTAAATCAGGTTTCCGAGACGGAAGAGCCTTCTCCGCTATTGGACACCAGGATGGATATGGCTGCAAGAGCTGAGCGTGATGTTACACCAGTATTGAACGATGTCCAGCTGTTTAACAGGATGTCGTTGAGCATGGAAGAAATCCGTGTGCTGGCATCCGAAATTGGAAAGGCTGTTGCTGACAACATGAAGGACCCAGAAGGCGACAGGGCACGTGATGCCGCTTATATTGATGAAGTTGAACGAATTGTTAGGGGTTAGCGTATGGCAGACAATGAGAAGGGCATATTCGGGAAAAGAACCCGTTACGCTGTAAAGGAAAGTTACAACCAGGATGCAAAAGGGGCACTCCACAACTCCCTTTACGAGTTGAATCCTAATGTTGTCAGGATTGAACCTCTTGGTCCTGCAGCCCGTCAGGCATTCCTAGGGCCTATCCATGCAGCAGCCGATGCGTTGAAACTGCGTATGGCCTATGCGATGAACCCAGATGCGTTCAAGCCGTTCTATGGTATCTTGACTCCTGCTGACCTTAGAACTTTGAATATCACTTTTAGTAGCCAGTGGAACGACGAAAAGGCAAAGACTTCGTTTGACCGTGCTGTTGAAATCCTAAAATCCCCTGCGGTTGCTATGCCGTTGGGTGCCAGTGCGGGAGAAACTATAGGTAATGCTGTCGGAGGATATGATGCGACAGGCTTTGGCCTTGGAACGGCAGTAGGCGCCATTACATCTTTCCTGATGGATAATAAAGTAGACGAAAAAAACAAAAAGAATTCTCTTCTTGACAAGCTTACCTCAGTCGTTGGAGGCCTCAGCAACAAACTTGGCTCTTCAATGGAAGTGTACGGAATGGACTCTTCCTCTACGGGTGCATCTACATTGAGGACATTTGGCGGTTCGAGCATGGAGCTTCCCGTAAACCTTAATTTTACATGGTATATGCCTGAACAGGAGGACTTGTTCCGTCTTTCCATACATAGGCTTTTGCAGCTTGCCTATGTACGTAAGGCTTACACGGACAAGAAGGACTTTTTCGATAACCTGAAATCGGCAACAAATTCTGGCATGCAGCAGTCGTTCATCAACGCAAAGAACTTGAAAGATTCTATTAAAGGCGTAGCTGAGTCTTGGATAACTGCGGGCAAGACAGTAGTCAATGTTGCTGAGGCAAATATTTCTGAAATGGGCGTTGTTAAAGACCTGATTGAAAGCGAAAATGGACAGGCTGGCAATGGAGTTGTCGATGCCGCTGGAAGTGGTGTCAAGGTTGGAAACGCTATCGCCCAAACCATCAGGGATGCTGCCGAGGCTCTTGGGGCAACGATTGACCAGAACGCTAAGGAAATGAGCGAGAATGGACAGTTTGCAGATGCGAACAAACAAAATATTGTT